GTCCTCGACCGTTCTTGCGTCCACCTGCCTTGTGCGCCAAAAGTCGCGCTTGGCGTGAAAGCACTCAAAGAAGTACCCCGTGTTGCGTCGCGGGTTACTAAATGCAGCCCAAAATCTGTGCGGGGTGTTTTCAGTAAAAAAGCCTTGGGCTACATCCCAAATAGCGTCGGGTATACCGGATGCTTCATCGAAAATAAGTAAGACACCATCTGAATTGTGTAAGCCAGCATAAGAATCGGGATTTTCTTCCGACCATAGACGACCTTCTGCGCCCCAGTACCGGGTGCCTTTTCTAAGATCTCGTTCTACTAACTCGGTTATCCACTTGGCAGGCGTAATTCTAGTGGCAGAAATTTCCCACCAATGGCTATTAATCATCATAGCAAGCCACTTAGTTATTTCAGCCCATGTAATAGATCGCAATTGAGCTTCCGAGTTGGCCGACACAATTACCGAAGAACCAATCCTAGTCGTAATCATCCAAAGCACGATCCAGCTCACCAGCGCCGATTTACCAATACCACGACCAGAGGAAACAGCCATCCTGAGAACATCAAACTCAGTGACGTTTTTATTTTTTTGAATGTGTTGTTTGATTTCTCTTAATACGTCGCGCTGCCATTTTCTAGGACCGTGGTGGCGCTCAAGCGGCGTGCCCGCTGTACTCCACGGAAAAGCAAAAAGAACAAACGCCTCGGGATCGTCTTTGATTGCGGGCGACCACAACCGAGACATAAGTAATTGCTCATCTTCTGGGCTGTATATAGGCTTTTGCAATTACATTTCCTTCCAATTTACACCGCGTCTAACCGCATCAATCGTAGACCGGCTGACGTTAAATTCAACTGCTAGATCACGCAAAGTACGCTGCTTACCGACTGCACGGATATATTCAACCTGCTCAACCGTTAACTTAGCGCGAGGGCTATCTTCGCCTGGTTTTATCGTTGATACGCGGCGATTACGATCGTAAGCGGCTTTGCCATTCTCGCTGTATGTACCAATGCTTAAGTGAGCAGGGTTTACGCAAGTAGGGTTGTCGCAAAAGTGCATGACAACTTTACCTTTAGGTATTTGTTCGCCAGTGGCTAACGTATACGCTATGCGGTGCGCCATCTCTTTGCGCCGTGTCCCATCGGTCAAGCTACCCATACGAAAGCTGCCGTACCCAAAACTAGTTTTTGTGGCCGTCCAAAGCCAACAATCGTTTGGGCCGCGCTTATCAACTTTCTCCCAAAAACGATCGCTTAATGTTGCTTTTGCCATTGGTTCCTCCAATAAAGCAACATTATACACCAATTACCCCACAGTCTGTTTATTTTCTATCTTGGGTATATTTATATGCGGTTCGCTCTCTGGTATTAGATCAATCACTTTACCCTCATCAACGCGTGTCTCCGCCGCTCTGAGCGCGTCGATCACGCTGATGCGCTGGTCTACCTCAATACTCACCGCCTGCTTGGCGACCCAACCATGCGTGTGCTTCAGTATTTCTAGCGCCGCCTTAGAGTCGCCTTGCCGCGCTGCGTTCAACATGTGCTGGCTGTGTTCGCGCTCACTATCTGCGCGACCTTTGAGTTCGGCAATTTCGGCAAGTTTGTCATGCTGTTTAAGTAGCCGGTACTCTACAGGTAACAACCCTGCCGCTAGCGCCAACGAATCTTCTTTCAATCCTAGATACGCAGCGTCGTATATGCGCTCCAGTACAGCTTCTGTCGCTTTGATTTCTCGTACTGTGATGGGGAGACTTTTAAACATATGCCAATTTTACCAAGATGACCTAAGCGTCATTTCAACGCCATCGTTGCTACAACGCAAGCGTAAGACATTCTAATACTTTTGGCTAGTGGGCGCGGAAACTTATAAAAATAAAAAAATTTCTTGTGCTAGTGGGCTGCTAAAAATAAAAAAATTTCTTGTGGACCCTCCGGCTCCAGCCGACCGGTCGGCCGGACCTACCCGGGGGGGGCTTCGCCAGCAAAAAGCCAAAAGCAGAAACGATCTAGCAAACAGAACGATTGACTGATCTAATTGCCATGACAATACATGCCTGGCGACGCGAGGCGCTGCGCGGTCGGGCGGTCGGGCGGTCGGACCATTGGCAATATTGGCAATTGGTTTTGCCATTGCCAATATTGCCAATGCGGTTAGCTGATTGGCAATATTGGCAATTGGTTTTGCATAGCCAAAAGTGCCAATAGCCAGAGAGAAAACCGGCAAAGAGAGGGCGCGGTGACGTGGCGCCCTCGATTCGACTTTGGCAATATTGGCAAAATTGTCAGCCGTTTTAAGTCGCAGCTAGGTAACAGAAATAATCTGCGACTTTTTTTTGAGAAAAACATGACAATTTTGCCAATAGCCGAAAAAGCCTCGTCGAATCAGGCGCTTACAAGCCCGAATCATTGGCAATTTACCCTCTTTTCATTACCTAACCCCTTTCAAAACCACTACCAATATTGCCCATACTTGACAATCTGCAAAACAATGTCTTACACTAAACACTCAAACAACCAAAAGGGGATTGCCAATGAAAAAAGCTAGACTCACAAAGGAACAAAAAGCTGCCGTCGCGCGTTATGAGCAATGTTTGCGTGAGGAAGATCGCTACTTGGGTAGCGTTTTCGCTAATGCTCACGGTCAACGGCTAATCGAAGCGAAAACCCGCGAAGCCTACGAAGCTGCAAAACGTTTAGGCGTTAATCATCTCTGCTAATCAACTATAGGACAATCAATCATGAGCAAAGCAAATTACAACGGCTGGGCCAACTACGCTACCTGGCGAGTCAATCTTGAGATATTCGACGGCCAAAGCCCTGAAGGATTCGATCTCACGCAAGACGCCTATCATCTTGGGCGCGATCTGAAAGCCTACGCTGAAGAGTTAATCTGCGACTACAAAAACGAAACAACACTTGCGCAAGATTACGCGCTGGCTTTCCTGTCCGACGTCAATTGGACCGAGATAGCCAAGCATGTCATCGACGCCTACGCCGACGCATGAAACCAGACACGCGCGTGGCGACGCCGAAGGGCGCCGGCGTTATTGATCGCATCGAGGACGGCCAATACATTGTGCGCATACCGTCGCGCAATGGTTGGCCGTTTCCTTCGTTGCACACGTTCAAACGACGCGAAATCAAACTGCTACGCGACAAAAGGACCGTTGAACAGTACGGCGAAGCACTTTATTGAAAGGACTAAAAATGCTTATGCTCAGCAAAACCTATCAAATTGCAACTTACGAAAGCGCTGAAAACGGCGATTACGCCGAGGACGGTTTTGAGTTCGAAAACGAGTTGTTTAGTTTTCGAGAACTTGTGCAAGCGCTCGACGACTACGCTGAACTTAGTGACTCACGTATAGGCCCGCGCACTTGGGTTTCGTCCTACCCCGAAACAGACTACCGCACTGGCGCTGAAACAACTTACAACTTGCACTTTGTCGGCCCTGAATCTAAGCGCAAGTATTGGATCAAGGCTTTAAACCTTAAGTTTAATCGTAAGGACTAACATGCTTGACTTTTTACTTGATTGGACCGTCGCGCTTGTATTCGGCGTCGCGCTCGGCGCTGCCGTGTTTTTTAACCTATAGGACTAACCCCATGGAAGACGAAACCAAGCCACCATTGTGGCTCACGTTGATGAATTGCCAGATCGACCCTAGAGACTGGTGCATCCCTGTCGAGTTGGTATGGCGTCGGCATGGTTGGATACCGCCCTCGAAAGAGTGCGCCGATACCATGGCCAAGCAGCAAGCATTTAGAACCTGGACCATGCCGCTATGCTGATGTTAATTTTAGGCGCGCTTATTGCATGGTTGATCAGTGAAATGCTAGACTTGTAGTGTTGGAACTTCTCCCCTCCTGTGGTTTAGCCCGACCAAGTGTCGGGCTTTTTTTTGTCACTTCACAAGCGCCATCTTCGACGCAGGCGCACTATCTTCGACCAAGCGCCTAAGCTCCGACTTGCTTAACTTCGACGCAAGCTCAGGCACAGCAAAAATGTGCTTCTTCGTTTGATATTCCGACGACGCTAATCGACCCACGTCGACCCAATTAGCCTCCTTGAGCGCGTGCAGCAGCGCTGCCTGGTGGATTTTCACGCCAGCAGGCAAGCCCCCCGATAAGCGATCAATCAGTATATGGAAGGGCGAGCCCACGACACCGCGCGCAAACTCACCTTGTCGGTTACGCATAAGCTCAACCAGAAACGACTCGGACGTACTCATCGAGTGCTCGATAAGATTGAATTTAAACTCAGTCCAAGCGGGCGTTGCAGCAGGATTAAACGCGCTTACGTCGCGCTGATAGAGCCATGCTGCTATGGAAACGAAGCCTTCGGCCTTGTACCAATCCCACAGCAGTTGCGCCTGGCGATCGACCATGCGAGGCGCGCGCGACCATATACAAAACCAGCGTCGATCTTGCGAGTCAAGCGATATGGGGAGCGGGTCATTGGTAAACGACAGCACAAACATCCTATTGAGCATGTCATAGGGATGTAGACCCTTGCGGTTAATCGGTAGCATCTCTGGAGGCGCAGCGATAATCGGTTTAAGGCGGTTTGCCAGCGCACGACGCGCTGCCGCTTCAGGTTCCTTCAATTCGTTGATCACGAGAACCTCGCACTCAAGCTGATAACCCCATTGGAGGTTCAGCGTATCGTTATCAAGCAATCCTCTGTTTTTCAGCCCTGGCCCGCACACAGCCCACAAGAACGGCGCCCACATGGTATCTTTGCCCGACCCTTGATCGCCACCATGGAGCACGGCGTGATTGATCTTGACTTCGGGATGCTGCAACTTATAGGCCATGATGTTAAACAAGTGCTCACGCTCGCTAGGCTCAGGCACAAGGCGCTCGCAGTGCTCAAGCCATGGCGATATATCGCGCACAAGCGTTTTATCAACCACGGGCCGCGCATCGCGCCAACGGTTGCCAAACACATCACCGTCACGCGACACGAGCGTTGACTCGCCCGCAGCGTAGGTCACACCGACCAAGGTGCGTGCGCCCATGGCCTGACGCTGTTCATCGAAACACGTCGCCGCTTCGATCTTCCGCTTGCTGTTAATCGATGTGCAATTCACATGGCGGTACAGCGCGTTAAAGACCCAGCGCGGCACCTCGCGCCTGTCTTGCATATCGAAGAACGAGTCATCACTCTGAATATAAGCAAAGCGTTGAAACCAGCCCTTCATCTCAACACGCCCAAGCTCCTTGCGCTCGACCTCCTCGATCACCTTCTTGGCGTCGTCGCTGAAAAAATTACTAGGCTCTAGCTTGTCAAGCGTTGTCTGCATGGTGCTTGCGAGCAAATCATCGCGCAGCCCCAGCGCGTGAGCAGGGCCACCATTCTCAGCGACCCACGCCAAGAACGCTTTAGTGTCAAGATCAACGCAGTGCGAGTGCAGGCAGCAGTACGCGCGCATAGAAGGCTTATAGCGCCCCTCAGGGTTGCCATCAGTGTGTTGGGCATGGTTCGGGCAGATGACGCCAGCCCAGCCCTCGCCGTTAGGCTTAGATACGACCATACCCTGCGCGGCAAGCCACGCGAAGACGTCATCATCGCCCGTGTCGACGATCTTGATCGGGCTCGGGCCTGCGCTATCAGCCTCAGCAGGCGTAACGCCCATCGCTTCGCAAAGCTGCGCGAGCGTGAACAGTCGATCGGGGTGGAACTCGATAAGCTGCGCGGCGAACTTATTGCGACCTGGCTTTAGATTGATCGACCCTGGCAGGCGAAAGTTACGCACAGCGTTGGTCGCGCCTGGATCAGTGTAGCCTGCATTGGCGATCGCTTTAATCGCTGCGCTGAACTCGCCCTTGGTGGGTTGATCATCGCCAAAGGCGTAGCCCCACTGATACGATCCTGGCGAGGTCTCCATCACCCACGTCGGCGCAAGCGATGGCGCCTTCGACTTAGTGCCCACGTCATCAAGCACGAGCACCAGACAATACTCGCAGTTAGCCGCAGATGCCGACACATGATCGCCAAAGCGGTCTAGGATAAAACTCGCCGTGTTGCCGTACCACGCCTGATCGGGCTTGATCTTCTTAATGTCGGGCAGATGGGCAGGCCATGTGCACTTGATCGCGCCATCTGCGTGGAACTGTAGCTCACCGTCCTTAAGCTGCGGCTTTTGCCGCACGATAAGCGGTGTCTCGCCCTCAGGCGCAAGAGAGATTAGGAACTCCAAAAAATTTTTTATCATTTCCCGTACCTTGTCATAACGTTAATTTCGGCCTCTAAGGGCAGACCGCTTGCCCATGCGGGGGACGTACACATGACGCTATGCAGCATCGCCACCGCAGCGTCAGCGTCAGCCGCTGGCACCTCTAAAACAATCTCATCATGCACATGCAAGACCACACCATCAAGCTGACGCAGCGACGCGCGCAAGATGTCAGCCGCTGCGGCCTGGCAGATATTCTCTGCCGCCAAGCCCTTCCATAACCGCGCTCTAGGCCACTCCTTAGCGTCAGCAGCAGGCTTCCATGACGCCTTAGCATAGGACACGCCATCATCCTCTAGCCGCGCGTAGGGGTAGCATAGGATGCGACCCGACGGCAGCGCGTACCAGAGATGCTGACCGTCAAAATAGTACGTCACACGGCCAGCCTTAAACTCAGACTTTGGGTGCTTCATCGCACGCAAGTAGGCCGACTCAAGCGACTGCCAGTAATGCACCGCCCACGGGTTAGCGCGACGCCATGCGTCGACCATGCGCCTGCTGTCAGCCTCAGGTAAGTTAACGCCATAGATGCGCCCCATCGAGGCGAACGCACCCACGCCACCACCGTAGCCGCACGCAAGCTCTTGCACCTTGCCGATCTGACGCTGCTCTTTGTCGATCTGCTCAATAGGCACGTTAAAGGTACGGCTTGCGTTGTGTTTGTAAATGTCAGCACCCGTGCGGAACAGGTCGAGCTTGGCCTCCGACGTCACATGCGCTGACAGCCACGGGTTCATACGCGCCTCAATAGCCGCCCAATCTGCTACGATGAGCACATGCTCAGGCGCAGGCATCAGCGCAGGCCGTAGCATCCCTTTAAGCACGTCAGTGACGCGCCGCCCGTAGGTCGGCACGATCTTGTGGCCGCGCACCATCGCGTGCCGCACAGCCTCAGGATCATCCGCACACTTGCGCGTGAAGTTGTGGACCTGAGCGCCGTAGGACGACGCACGGCCCGTAGCCGAGCCGCCAGCGAATACGAACGCGCCTCTGACGCGCCGATCCTCATCATCTGCAAGCGCGGCCAGGCGAGCGAACTTCGCCACGCTGCTAGCCCACAGGTCGTCCGCGCACTGGATCACGTCAGCCACGTCTGCGGGCACCTGCTCGGGGTCGTCCATCGCAAGCAAGTTAGCGCGCACGGTCTTATCGATCGAATACTTTTTCTCGCCGTCTTTATAGGACTCCATGAGCTTCAACGCCTCGGGACCAACGCGGTCCATGACCCACTGACGCATCTTAGGCGAGCGCACGCTCATAATCTCGCCTTGCGTTACCTCGGCGACCAGTTGCTCGATCTCGACCAACTCGTCTGATGCGTAGTCGATCGCGGCCTTGCACAGCGCCACGTCCACTAGCACGCCACGATCGTTGATGCGCTCGTTCACATGGTAGTCGGCTAGTTCTTCGGCTGACAGGTCGCGCATGGCCTTGGAGATGGCTCGCATGGCGCGGACGTCTTGCTCACAGTAGG